TGGAAAACGCTCTGCCTACGAAAATGACCACTGTCAACGCCAGTGAATCTAGTAAGCCGAGCAACGGGACCAGAAAAACCTTACTGACTGGTCTCGCGGGCGCAATGTTGGCACTATTAGCCATCGCTGCACCCAAAGTATGGTTGAGGAGTACTTTAACACAATCCTCTGGTAATTTGGGATCATTGATCCGGAATTGGTTCTTTAAAGCCACATGTAGTAGAGTGGCGCGTGTTCCGATCCGCGGTCCGATCCTTATCGGTAGCTCTGTCCTTTTTAGTGTCCTCGCTTGGAGGGTGGTTAACTCGCAATTTCCCACCCGAGCACAAGAGGTTAAGACAAGAGTAATCCGAGGTCTAATGACGGTACCAAGCTTAAAAACAGAGACATTACGGGTCAATTTCAACGACCTGCCTATGACTCAAATCAAGCCCGTCTTAGGCCATTCCCATGCCGCTGCAGCTGCTGATCGGTCAGCAGCGTCGAGCTTTATCGACCGTTTAGCTGGTGTAACAGGCCGCGAAGCCTATTACATCCAACGTTCAAGAGCGGATGAGAGAAATGGTAGGGCAGGAAGCCGAGCATACTATTGGACGAAAGACCTCACAGTCGCTCCCGCCACACTGACCCTTCCCCCGAATCCCTTAGTCGCCCTAGTGGACGTGGACCAGTATGTGGATATGCCGAATTTCTTAACCACTACCCACGCTCCAGTGATAATCTACACTTTTCAACCAGATCAGGTATCCAAAGTCACAGACAATTACAGCTACACTTTCGACAAAGATAATCGTGTAGAGTACCATGTCTCAGGAGGCGGCTTATATCACCATGAAGTCTGGAATTACAGCTCTGACCATTTGTCCGTCAGTCAGACATTCATGGGAATACCTTATCGCGTTTCATGTTACATAGTTGACCGACGTCAAACCTCTCCAGACCACGAATTGATAATGTTGTCACCCGTGGGTCGGTGGAGATGGTTGGGTGCCTTCTTATATTCCAGTTGGATATTCGGCCGCCCACTTTCCCGTTTACGTATCGTCACTGACTCTGGATACAGCCGGTTGCAAACCAGCTCGAAACAGGGCATGATGATAAGTACAGGACGTCCAGGTTCCTACGTCTCAGCGAACGTTACGGCAGTGGTAGATGATACCATCTCCACGATAGCACGCACGTCAAAGTATGATTTGACAATGCCACAGGTGCTGTCCTTTGTTGCCGGTGATAGGATGAGCGCAGCTGCTCTCCTGGAGTACCATCGATCTGGCCTCGTGAGCAAGCCAGACGTCGTATGTCCAGTCAGCCAAGCTGTGCGCCGTTATCAATTTGACCCTTACCAGTTTGACAGTGATGCGAAACCAGCAATGGTAGCGTACATGTCACCCATGGTACATGGCGCTTTTGTGCCAGATCGGTCAGTTGGGAACGAAGTACAGAGCATTGAATCACGTGTGGAAAAAGTACGGCCTAAGGAGTTTGTTTTAACTCCTTTCCTACTTCGTACCATGGAGGAGTTTTCAGTGCTAATGGTTCCAGAGGAAATCAAGCAAACCCTGGACCCTGTAGATGAAACCGAAGTCGTTGATCGACAACCTCGGCCTAGCCAACGCAGAATATTGGCTAATGCCGAGGTGTTGCTGCCTAAACGGATGGTAAACATGTTCATGAAGTCTGAGCCATATGCCAACGTAAAGGATCCTCGTGCAATATCTATGATCAACGGTGTCGATAAACGCGAATACAGCCGGTTTATGTACGCTTTCGAAGTTATTTTAAAGCGTCAACCATGGTATGCCTTCGGGCAAACCCCACGAGACATCGCAGTCCGCGTCACCGCTTGCCTATCGCAGGCACTCAGTGCCGTGAATACGGATTTCTCACGGTTCGATGGCCATGGGTCTAATGTCATGCGTGAACTGGAGAGAACATTACTGATGAGGGCCTTTCGCCCAATGTATCATCAGCAATTGTTGGATCTCCATCGTTCGCAGTATGGCATGAAAGCTGTCGCGACTTTCGGCACCTGGTACGAGACCGACTTTTCTCGTGCCTCCGGTTCCCCAGAGACAGGTTTGTTTAATTCTCTGGTTAATGCCTTTGTGGGTTTCCTAGCCCTCCGCATGTCCAAACATGATAATTTGTTCTTCCAGGCCGCTGAAGCTTTTCAGCGTCTAGGGATATACGGAGGAGATGATGGTTTGACCGCCGATGTGGACCCTTCTGTCTACAAGCGGGCCGCCACCATGATAGGACAAGAATTAACCGTAGAGCCAGTTATGAGAGGTTCCTTAGGGATCAAATTTCTGGCACGGGTTTATTCACCTAATGTGTGGTTTGGGGATGTCAATACTTGTTGTGACCTCCCCAGACAGCTGAGCAAATTGCATGTTACCGTAAATTTAGACCAGCGCGCAACGCCAGTCTTGAAATTATTAGAGAAAATACGGTCATACATATTGTCAGACGAAAACACTCCCATCATCGGCCTATTTTGCCAAGCTGTAATGCGTATCCACGCCACCCCCATTCTGACCAACGAGGAAACGGCCAATATGAGAAATTGGCTATCCCGTTATGATAAAGAACACCAATATGAAAATATCATGGCAGATTGGATGGTGGATTATGTGGACCAATCCTTACCTGAGTTCGACTACAAGAAATTTGTGGTCTGGGTAGCACAATGTGATACCTATGAGAAACTCCTTAGTCCGCCCATGTTTCAGGCTCCGCCCGAGGCCAAATCAACCGTACCTGTGGTAATAGAAGAATTAGTTCTACCCCACGGAACGAAGGTAGAACCGAAACAACCAAGGCCAGACTATAAAGAGCGGAAGACACAAAATCCGCCAGTAGTCCCAGTCGTGACGCCTCCAGCGCCGATTCGAGAGACTAAGGTAAGTCTAGACCCTCCTCCTAATGCTGCTTATCTACAACTGAAAGCTCGGAAAATGAAAGATGGCACCTGGAAAGAACCAGAGCCTTTCTCCTTCGAGCAGTTCAAAGCTAAGAAAGTGGCAGCCGGGACATGGAAGGAGTCCAAAATCCTGTCAGGCGACCCCAAGAAATTTGAGCACAAACATGCTCAGACTAAGATGCCAATTGGGGCCAAAGAGCGTCAACCAAAGCGGATACCGGTGAAGGAAACACTGGCATTGGAAGACGAACCCTGGCGAAAGGAGAATTGGCGCAGGAAACCGAAAAATCCTGCGGGTTAAGCGTGTTATCACGCCGATATGGTGGCGGGCAGATTTGGCTGCCCGCTTTCGAGTTTCACTCTTAACCACCATGTCGAATCGAAAGAAAAATCCGCCACAGTCTAGAAAGAACTCGGCAAAACAGCGCGCTGCTCAGTCCAAACGGGACAAAGCGATGCAACGAGATTCTAAAAATGTCACGGCCCCAATCGCAAAGTCTAAAACAGTCCGAGGCTCACGCCCCGAAATTAAGACCATGTCCAATGGAGATTGTCTCATACACCATCGAGAATATATCATGGACATTATTGCGGGTGCCGGAACACCATCTCCTTATACGGTGCAACAACTACCGATTAACCCAGGTCAAGTGGGTACTTTTCAGTGGCTGTCACGTGTCGCGTCGAACTACGAGTCATATGTTTTCCAGTCTCTCAAGTTTTCTTATGAAACTGAGGCCCCAACTACTTTAGGGGGCACTTTGGTAATGACCGTAGACTACGATGCTTCAGACCCTTCCCCAATAACCAAACAGCAGGCCATGGCGTACCGGAGTTCAATCCGGTCCGCCCCTTGGACCGCTTGCAGTCATGTATCTTTGCGAGAAGATCTGTCTAAATCGAAAACTAATTTCGTCCGTATCGGAGCTCAGCCTCCAAATACAGATATTAAGACTTACGACATAGGGAACCTATTTGTAATTTCCCAAGGAGTGACCACCACTGGTGCCACCCTTGGGGAGTTATATGTAGAGTACTCTGTGTTGTTAATGACCCCAGTTTTCGAGAATGTTACGTCATTAGTACCAGTCGGTGGACTAGCCAACGGCACGGGAGTCCTTACAGCAGCTAATCCCTTTGGGAACGGAGTAGGACAGTCAGTCCCGCCCTCTTTTGGTTTTAGCCTGAATTCACTCTCTGTCTTTAGCTTCCCCACCACTGGAACGTATTTGATGGCATTCACTTTAGAAGGCACCAATATAACAGGCGATGATTTGACACCCGGTAGCGTCAACCAGGTAGTCAACCAACTAGACATTACCGCCCTAGCAGCCGGAACTTCAGCCGCTAGCATTTGGAGCGTGTATGTGATAGAACCAGGCACAGTGGCTTACACAGCCACTGCTACAACGGTTACACAAGCCGTAGCCTATATCGGGACCGCTCCAACTGGCTCTTTATAACTTTCTTATTTGCGTAATTAGAAC